CGTCTGCCATTTTCTGAATCTTCAAACTTGCGTTTAATATAGCCTGCAAGTCCGGGCATTTGCTCTTCTGGACTTTGTACAGGAACTTCAGTATCATCGGCAGGTTGAAGAAAGTTTTCATCAGCCATGATTTACCTATGTGTTATTAGTAGTCTCTTTGTTCAGCCATTGCAAATAAAGAAGCTTCAACTGTAGGTTTAGTTTGCTTCTTTGGCATGTCTACTTGTAAAGCATCTTGATTTACTTCCATTGTAAACTCAAGACCCTCTCTGTATAGGTTGTTAGAACCTTGAGCATCATCAACTGATACTTTGTCTGAACCCATAATGTAGGCTGCACCTTGATTCATGTTTTGCATTTTATGTTACTCCCATAAAGTTTTGTTGTCTTTGTGTCTCATCAGCTAAATCTGATTTAGACGGTGGGGTGACGAACCCCGGAGATACATCAGGTGTTCTACCGAATGTACTCATCTTGTTACCTATATTGGTATCCTGTTCGATTATGTCGAGAGCTTGTGGTCTAGGTGTTTCATCAGTTTGTATATTTGTGTCTGATTGTGCAACGTTTTGCATATTCTGTAGCAAGTTTTCTTGATCACCAGTCAAAGTTGTATATTCGCCAGAATCTACTTGATCAGGATTAAGACGACTTGACTGCAAAGCAAAACTTGCAAAAGCACCCGGACCTGTTCCAAGTCCTCTTTCGAGTAATAGATCGCTTGCCATAGCTGCTCCAGTTCCCACTGGATCTTGAATAAATTGTCTAGCAGTCTCGACACCTAAAGCACCTACAAGACCTCTTTTAATTGGTTTACCTAAAGTGTTAAATATAAAATTTTTTGCGTCTTTTATTTTACTTTTTCTGTTTTCTATATCCTGCT